CAGCTGCGCACCGCGCGCGGCGATTTGGCGGCGGCGCTCGACCGCGACGCCAGCGCGCTCGATCAGATGCTGCGCCTGCGCTACTGGCGCGAGGACGCGCGCGGTGCGGTCGCGTCGGCCGTGGCGCAGCTCAACCTGAAGTACCAGAGCGGGCTCGAGGGCAACCACACCAACCCGCATATGGAGGATGTGCCGCTGACGTTTGCGCAGTACGCGCCGTATATCACGGCGGCAACCTGCCGGGGGGCTGGCCTGGTACTGTCGACATCCGTGGCGAACACCAACCGGATCGCGCAGCGGTCGGCCGGTGGGCTCTGGGCCAGCCTCGGCACCGGCGCCAGCGGTTCCGTCCTGGCGCTGGCCTACGGGCCGGACGGGACGCTGTACGCGGGCGGCTCGTTCAACAGCATGGGCGGCGTCGCCAACACGAATGGGATCGCCAAATGGAACGGCAGCGCCTGGTCGGCGCTGGGCACGGGCGCTGCGGTCGGTGGCGTGGTCTACGGCCTCGCAGTCGACGCCAGCGGCATTGTGTACGCCACCGGCGATTTTTCGTTGATGGGCGGTGTCGCCAACACGGTGCGGATCGCCAAGTGGAACGGCAGCGCCTGGTCGGCCATGAGCACCGGCCTGACGGGGGGCGTCGGGACGATCGGGCGGGCGCTGGTGGTTGGCGCAGACGGTGCGATCTACGCCACCGGGATCTTCACGACCGCCGGCGGGGTCGCTGCCTCGCATATCGCCAAGTGGGACGGCAGCGCCTGGTCGGCGCTGGGCAGCGGCCTATCGGTGGGTGTCTCCGATCTGGGGCTCGCGCTCACTCGCGCGCCGAACGGGAACATTGTCGTCGGTGGCCGGTTCACGACCGCCGGCGGAAGCGCCGCAGACAATATCGCGGCGTGGGACGGCAGCGCCTGGTCGGCGCTGGGCGCGCCGGGCATGAACGCGGTCAACGCGTTGGCCTACGGGCCGGACGGGACGCTGTACGCGGGCGGCGAGACCGCGCCCTACATTCAATCGTGGAATGGCGTGGCCTGGTCGACGCTCGGCGGCGGCCTGTCGGGGCCGGTGCGGACGCTCGCATCAACCCCGCTCGGGCTGTACGCCGGCGGCACGTTCCGGATCGTGCTGCCCGGCCCGCTGCTGCCGGACGGCTTCGCGCTGTGGAACGGCGCGACCTGGCTCGCCCCCGACATCGACCTGCCCGGCACGCCGATTGTCTACGCGCTGCTGGTGCGGCCGGACGGGACGCTGACGATCGGACACGATCGGAGCGGAACGTCAACCGCGGCGGCCCAAACGACCGTCAGCAATCCTGGCACCGCGCGCAGCTACCCGACGTTTCGGATTAGCGGACCGTCGGCGGGCGTCAGTGGCGAGGTGTACCTGCTCCGAAATATCACCACTGGCCGCTCCATCTACCTCAATTTGAGCATCCCGCCCGGCGACGTGGCCACGCTGGTGTTTCAGCCGGATAATCTCTCGTTTACCAGCCGGGCGCTTGGCAACGTCGCGCGGACGATCCTGCCCGGCTCGAACGAGGCCGACTTCTTCCTGGCGCCGGGCGACAATGTGATCGCGGCGTTCGCCCCCAGCGGCATCAACGCGATCACCATCAGCTGGTATCCGACCTATGCCAGCCTGGACGACGTGCCATGAGCGTGCTGACCGTTTGCCGACTGGCCGATCCGTTCGGCCAGCACCTGGCCACGATCGCCGACTATACGCAGCTCGACTACGTGCTGAACTGCTCGCCGGGCGCAGTCGGCGTGCTCGAACTGACGCTGGACTCCGCGTTCGATACCAGCCTGCTGCGGCGCGACGGCCGGATCGGCGTGTGGCGCGCGCTGAACGGGCAGCCGCCGTACCTCGACAATGGCGCGATCTACCTGATTGAGACCGTGGCCTACCGCTCGGGCAGCACGTTTGTCCGCGCCTATCACGCCACAGGCCTACTAGCCCGGCGGATCGTGGCCTACTATGCCGGCTCATCCTACGCCGACAAAGCGGCGGCGCCGGCCGACGATCAGATCAAGGCGTTCTGGCGCGAGAATGCCGGCGCGAGCATCGTGGCGGCCGACCGCGACGGCGTGGAGACCCAGGCCGATCTCAGCGCCGACATCACGACCCAGGCCGATCTCGGCCAGGGCGCCAGCATCGCGAAGGCCGCCGCACGGCGGGTGCTGCTGGACGTGGCGCGAGAGCTGTGCGACGCCAGCGACACCGCCGGCACGTACCTGACATGTGAGATCATCGCGCCGACCGAGAGCACGCTGGAGCTGCGCACCTACACCGGCCAGCGCGGCGTCGACCACACGGTCAACAGCGCCGATCCGGTCATCCTGTCGGAGTCGCGCGGGAATCTCGAAAACGCCACGCTCACGATCGACTATCACGACGAGGCCACGTTCACCGACGCCGGCGGCGCGGGCGAGCGGATTGACCGGCGCATCCAGACCGCGTTCAGCGCGGCGCGCGCGGCCGTGTCGCCATTTGGACGGATCGAGCGCTTTGTCGATATGTCGAATATTGATACCGACGCGGCACTGGCCGACGAGGCCGACGCGGCGCTTGAGGCGGCGCGGCCGTTGACAACCTTCACCGCAGATCTGATCGAGACGCCCGCGACCACACGCGGCGTCCAGTTCGATCTCGGCGACATCGTGACCGCCGAGCACCCGCGCACGCGCCAGCTGTTCGACTGTCGCCTGGACGTAATCCATGAGACGATCGGCGGCGGGGTGCGGCGGGTACAGGTGGTGCTGAGGAGCGTCGAATGAGCGATGCGGCCGCACTTCGTGACACACAGCGCCGCGTTGGCCAGACCGAGGTGGGCGAGCGCACGATGACGCTGCTACCGTTCGCGGCGCGCGATGGCGTTGTGTCGCCGTTTAGTGCGAACGGCAACCCGTTCGTGGCGCCGATCTGGCGCGACTGCACGCCGGCGCGGCTGGCGCTGAGCGTGTACTGTCCCACGAACGACGGCGCGAACTACTGGAGCATCACCCTGTACATCTTTGGGCCGGCCGGGTTTGCCTTTTCACAGGGCAGCGTGACTACCAGCGCGCTCGCGGCCGGGCAGTGGCTGCCGCTCGCGCTCACCACGTTTGTGACCGCGCGCTGGGTAGCCAGCGCGTTCAGCGTGGCCTATCTCAGTATCGCAAAGGTCGGCGCGCCGGGCACGATTGAGATCGCGCCGGCGCTGTATGTGCTCTAGGAGGATGTCATGGCCGAGTTTCCCGGTGCGACGCCACAGGGCGGCGAAAATCAGGGCGGCGTCCAGCCGTCGTATTTCGTCGATGCCGCCGGCAATCAGTTCTGGGGCGTGCAGACCAAGTTGGGCATCGTGTATCAGTATGTCGTCTACCGCCAGGATTGGAGCGGTGCGATCAGCATCGCCTGGCAGCACGTGGGCGGGCAGGGCAACCTATGCGTGCAGCCCGACGGGCGGCTGGTGGTGGTGGTGTTCGCAACGACCGGGGCCGGCGCCCGCATCCTAGCGAAGACCGTGCCGGGATGGGTGTCAAAGCCGTAGGTTTGCATGTACGAAAAACGCGTCGAGCTGCGTTTAATAGAGTGAAGCCTCTCAAAACACCGAAGGCCCCGATCAATCGATCGGGGCCTTCGGTGTTGATTACGACAGACCGAGGCGAACGCCCCGATCCGCGCTGGGATCGGGGCGTTGCGGTGGGGGACGGCGCGGCGCGAGGCCATGTGCGCGGCGCCAGGGGCCTATAGGTAGCGCCTGAGCAGCCGATCAGCGTCGGGAGTCGGCTGCTCAGGGCCGGCGTTTTCGTCAATGCCGCCGCCGGGGCGCCCCACCACGATGATCCGCCCCGCCGGCCGAGGCGGCGCAGGCGGCAACACGGCCACGCGCGGCGCAGGCCCGCGCGGGCGCAGCTCGGCGCGGCGGCGGACCAGCAGCAGTGCGGCGAGCGCGGCCAGCACGCTCGCGATGATTGGCCAGAGTGTTGGCATCGAATACCTCATTTTCGCTTCGCATCGTGATCGCGGTTCACCTTATCGATCGCCGCCTTGCGATCGCTCTCGACGTACTCATTCCAGATCAGCGTCCGCGCCACGAGTAGTCCGAACGCTAGCCCGACGATCGCCGCCATGCCAAACGACGGCGTGCCTGGCCAGCTCACGATCAGCGTCGCCAGCGGCTCCAGGCGTGGCCAGGCCGCAACGATGAGGACAAGGCCGACGGTGTAGGCGACGACGTGGCGCATGCTATCCCTCTTGCAGTGTTTCGTTCTTTGGGTGCTTTGGGCAGGTGCGAAAATGCGAGTACTCCGCCTGTTGATTTTTGCACTCAGCGCCACAGTACCGACAGTGTACCACCAGGCGCAGGCGCGTGTCTTCCTTCTCGTCGGCCGCCAGCGCCTCGCTCATCACGCCGTGATAGTACAGCGAGTAGAGCAAGCCAAACACCGCGAACAGTGCGCCGTGGGTTACGCTCTCTGCGGTGATTGTGCTATAGGTGCCACCGCTATAGTAGAGCGTATTCATTAGCGCCGCCACTGCCGCCGCCCCGATATTCAGCGCCCAGTACAGCATATGTGTCGAGCGCTGTGTTGTGAGCTGCTGATCGGCTAGTGCAATCACGCCCAGGAACACCAGATCGAACGCGCTGGCACCGACTATGGCGATTGCCCCATTCGCTTTGCCGCTTTGCAAGATGAACCCGCCGACGCCCCACGAGCTGAGCAGCGCGAGCGCAACCATTGGCACACGCTGGAGTAGCCACTTCCAGTTGATTTTACGCAACCCGCTGGCAGGTAGAACCACAAGCGGCTTATAGGATGCACTCAGCGCCATAATTCCGTTCTCCGCACTACAAAAGGATACGTAGCCTGTCGGTAGCCTGTTTACAGCCTGTCGGTAGCCTGCCTATCAACCTCTTGGCATAGCGCGACAAGGCGGCCCTGCGCGATTGTGAGCCCGGCGCGATCGAGCTGCGCACGGATCGCGTCCTGGCTGAGCAGTGCTGAGCCGTCGGGCTTGCGCTTGCGCCGGAAGATCCGCACCAACTCATCACGCTGGGCGTCGTTCAGTGTCGCTACGGCCGTAGCGCTCCGTAGCGCGACGCCAACACTCGGCGTATTTGGCAGTTTTACGACAACTGCGGCCGTAGCGCTCCGCGTCGCGTAGGCTGCGCGCGCCGTCAGCACGGGCATGGTCGCGGTGTTCTGTGCGGCTGGCGTGTTCTGGGTATAGTCCCAGCCGTCCCATGCAGCGGCGGCGCTCTGGCGTGGCGTGGGCGGCCGATCAAGGCCCGTGCGATCGAGCAGGTAGACTTGGGTGTCAACGATCGCCGTTGCTGGGTAGGTCGCGCCGACGAGCGCCGCGTGAATCGCCTCGCGCCGATCCTTATCCCGCTCATCGCGCAACATTTGCCGAATCGTGTTGGTGTCCAGTGCAATGCGTGTGAAGTTTTCGCGCAGGCCACCACTCAGGCCCAGATCTTCCACCAGCGGCGATTGAACGAGCATCCATATGCTCATGCCCACCTTGCGCGCGCCGCTGCCCAAACACTGCGCAAACAGTGGCCACGGATCGAGCCGACGGCGCGCGCCGCTGTAGATCCGCTCAAAGGCCGCTTTCGCGTTATTGGCCTCATCAAACACCACAGTAATACGCGGGAAATGATCGTCGGCGAGTTCCTGTCCAGTCTCACGCTTGTATTCGTCGCGTGTGTGTAGCCGCCGCTTGTACTCGGCATACACCGCCATCATCGCGGCCTCAACCTGCTGCCAGTCTTCACCGCCGCCGACGCCAGGTAAGTCAAACCAGCCACTCGAATGTGGATCAATAATAAAGATACTCTCGCCACCGTCGATACGCGGCAGCAGGCCGTACTTCGCGATCGTGCTTTTGCCGCCGCCAGTCTTCGCCGCGAAGATCGCATGCGGCTGTGCGTCGAGCCAGGCCAGCCACTGCTCAGGCGCCAGCGGGCCGACGTTCAGCGGCGGCGCGAGCTGGGCGGGCTGCTCGAGCACCGCGCCTTCAATCACGGGGCCGCGCGCGGCCGGCGCGAGCGTCGGGCTGTAGCTCGACACGTTCGGCAGCGGCCGCCGTGCGTGCTCGACGGCGGCCTGGCCCAGCGGCGCCACGATGTCGGTCGCGCGTACGTCGTTGCGCCACGTCCTGACCGCGACCCCGCCGATCATGTCGGTGAGCACGCATTTTGCGCCGGCCAGCGTGCCGAGGCCGAGCGCGGCGGCCGTCACGTAGCTATGTGCCCACTCGGGCGCCACCCACCAGGCCGCGCCGGCTGCGAGGATACCCATGCCCCAGCGCGCCACGATCACATCCCAGGTCGCGCGCGGAGCAGGGCGAGCTGCCAGCGACCAGGGGCCGTCGTGGTCGGCGCGCGGGTTGGGCGTGTCCAGGCTGTCGATCGTAATGTTTTTGTTCATAGCGTCCCGCCGATCTGCACTCGTATCGCCACGAACCGCCGGCCGACCCGCACCGCCGCGCCGCGCTCAATGCCGAACACGCGCTGGCGCACCGCTGGCCGAAGCCGCAGCGCCAGCCAAGCAATGATCAGGATCGAGAGTAGTGCGGCGAGTGTTCTCATGTCCAGTCCTGAAACCACACCGCCCAGCCCACGAGCGCCGCGAGATGCGCGGCGGCTGCCAGGCCGAACAGCGGCAGCACGTCACTCAGCGCGCCCGCGAGCGTCAGCGCGCCGCCGACGAGCAGCGCGACGCCGCAGATCGCGACACGGATCGCGCGTACGTGCGGCGTGGCCAGGAGCTGCCAGGCCCGGCGCTCAATGCGCAGGCGCGTGGCGGAGTCGAGTTCGGCCGGGATCTGGCGCCACACGTCGAGCGGATCGGCGTCGAGCGGGCGGGTGTCGCTGGTGTATTCGATCATGGTATACTGCTCCTTGAATTGGTTACAGGCCGATTCAATGGGCCGGGCTTGCTTGGGGGCGGCCCGGCCTATACGTTGGTCGACGGATCGGGCGGGCGCAGTGCCTCTACATCGGCGCGGCGGAACAAGGGCTTACGGCGCAGTCCCTCGTAGTGTATTTGCACCGGAACCAGCCGACCGCGCTCTTCGTATCGCTTGATCGTTGATCGCTCAACGCCCAGCAACCGCGCCGCGTCGGATGCGCCAATCAGATCCGTCTCAGGGTTTGTCACACAGTCACCCCCTCTCTGTTGCAATGTTGCTTCGTTGTTATGATACACGCGTGTTGCATAGTTGTCAAGAGGATGGTATAGTATGCGGAGCCGGAGGGTGCAGGTTCGACTCCTGCCGCGCAAGCGGAGTTCCATGGACGGAACACCGGCACATGGGGCGGAACGGTTCGACTCCGTATCCTTGGTGTAACGGCAGCACGCCTCTTTTAGAGCCTACGCCGCTATCCGTGTACGGGTGTGATGGGGGTATGCCCACCCGGCCCACCAATCCGTACACGAAACCTGCTGGTCAATGCCGATCAGCAGGTTTTTGTATGCCTCGCGCGGCCGGGCTTCGGTGGCCAGGTGCGGCGTCAACACAACATTCCGCTTGGCCTGCTTGTAGGCGATCTCGGCCAGCAATCGCGCCAAGCGCTGATAGTTTGCGCTCATCACGCCTCCACGCTGCGCACGATGGCCGCGATCTGCAACTCAATAAACTCTTCCTTGGTACAGGTCGAGTCATAGACATATGCCAGGCCGTCGCGCCGTCGCCGCAGTAAGCCTTTTTTTGCAAGGCGACACATTGTCGTCATGACGGTGGTGTACTCGCCGCGACCAATGCGCCGCCACACGCGCTTGACAGTGCACAGCGCATTCGCCTCGTACACGGCCTCCATGCAGGCCGCTTCGAGTGGCCCAAGCCAGCGATCGAGGCCGCTGGCGCGAGGATCAAACCGCATGATCGGGATCGCCGCCGTCGTCGGGGCCGGCTGTCGTGGTACGTAGGGTCGAGTCGTCATACAGATTGCCTTTCATCGTCGAACATATCCCGCACGCCCGCACGCCGCAAGCGCAGCGCCTCGGGCAGCGGCTCACTGTGCGTGCACGCCGGGTACTGCGAGCAGCCCAGGAACGTCTCGCCGGTCGCGCGGTTCGTGCGCTCGACGAGGGGGCGCCCGCAGTCGGGGCAGAGCTTGGTGATGGTGGTGGTCATAGACTCTCCGAAGTTTCAGCCTCAAGCGTGCCGTTGTGGTGCAGCCCCAGCGGCGTCGCGTCGGGATCGCCAACCCGATCCCAGCCGCGCTGCGAGAGCATGTGCAGCGCTGCGCGTAGTGCCTCGCTCATGCCGCCCGCCTTTCCTCATTCGCCACCGGCCGCAGCACGCCGCCCGGCCCGAGCTGGCATACGACGCCCGCCACCACGTACTGCGCTGCGCCGTCGAGCATCGAGCCAGGCACATACTCGGCGCGATACGTTGCGCCGTCCGCGTCGGCTACGTCGCACGCCAGCGGCGCGGTGAACGGCAGGCGGCCGTGGTAGACGACGCGGGCGAGAGAGACAGAGAGCAGGGTGTACATTAGGCGGCCTCGCTTTCAAGGAGATCGAACATATCGATCTGCGAACGCAGTCGTTCCATGTCCTTCAGGTGGCGCTGGGCCAGTTCCCAATAGGCGCGCTTCAATTCAATGCCGATGAACTTACGGCCGAGCCGCAGGGCCTCGTAGCCTTCTGAGCCGACGCCGGCGAACGGGCTGAACACGGTATCGCCACGTGCGGTCCAGAGGTCGACACAGCGGGCGATCACGTCGAGCTGGAGCGGGCAGATATGCTTCTCGTCGCGATCGTCGCGTGCGATCTGAAAATTCAGCACGCGGGTCTGATCGATGTCAAACCAGACTGGTGATGCGTATCGCTGCCAAAGTTGGATTGCATAGTCGCGCTCGCTCTCCTGCGTCGGGGGCGGGTTCGTGCCGATGTAATCGCCGGGGGTGCGCTGCTGCTTCACCTGACCAACAACCATGTCGTCGGTGTGTTTGCGAAACACCAGAACATAGTCGGCCATGCCTTGCCGGGTGACTTCGGCGCGGTTCGTAAAGCTTGCGAACATCAGGCCGTAGTTGTTCGTGCGGGTCGACTCGATTTGCGGGTTCTTCCAAATCGTAATCCGGCTGTGAAACTGCCAGCCGTGGCCCTCGAATGCCCGCACCAGCGCGCCAGGGAAGTCGTACAGACCGGCCGCGCCGTGCTTCGACTGGTAGCGCGGCAGATCCTTGCAGTGCACCGCGCAGAGCCGGCCCGGTCGCGTGATGCGCAGCAGATCGGGAATGAGATACTCGAAGTGCTGAAAGAACTCGGCGTCATCGGCGCAGTTGCCCATGTCGGCTTCGCTCTCGGAGTAGATGTACAGATTGCTAAACGGCGGGCTAAAGATCGTGAAGTCGATCGAGTTGTCGGCGATCGTCTTCGTCTCGGCCACGCAGTCACCGAGCATCATTGTCCAGTCGGCGCCGCGCGCAACCTCCGATTCGGGTGCTTGCAGCGTTCGCGCGCCGTCGTCGCGGAACAGGCCGTGCGCGGCCATGGCCGCATTCATTTCTTCTTGCATCGTGGTATGCAGCTCCTGTTTGGCGCGCAGCGTGGCAAGCACGTTGCCCTCGCTCTCGGCGTAGATCAAGTGCGCGACAACCGGCCCGACGCGGCCGTAGCGAAGTGAGCGCCGCAGGGCCTGGTAGATCTTCTCGAATGAGTAGGTAAATCCCGCGAACACCTGGCGCCCGCAGTGCTGCCAGTTCAGGCCGAAGCCGGCAATATCGGCCTTCGTGATGATAATGCGCGCCTCGCCGTCGCTGAAGGCGTTTAACTTGCGTTCTTTCTCGGCTGGCGTCATATCGCCGCGCACCTCGACCGCGCCCGGCAGCAGCTGCTTCAGCGCGTCGGCTTCCGCGTTCGTGTCACACCACACGATCCATGGCTCACCAGGTTCTTGCGCGACGAGCTGCGCCGCCAGGGCGCAGCGCTCGGCCAGTGTCGCGCGCTTCTCAGCCCAGATCGTCGTAGCGCTGGTGGTGTCGTCGGTGAACAGCCGGCCGCGCTCTTGCGCTCGCGCGTAATCCACGTCGACGCAGTGATCGACAAGCTCGAGCGGCGGCAGAACAAAACCAGCATCGTCGTACCAGGCACCGAGGTCGCTCGGCCGAGAAATACACACCGCCCAGCTCGTGACCCAGCGCCAGAAGTCGGCGCGCGCGTGGCCCTTCAGCCGGTAGCTGCCGGCCTTGCCCTGGTCATTGATAAACCAGCGCGCAAGCATCTCGTGACTTTGCATCACGCCAAGGAACTCGGCGTGGTTCCCGATCTCGGCCACGTCGTTCGGGCTGGGCGTCGCGGTGCAGGCGAGTTTGTAGGGCGTGGCGGCGAAGGCCTCGATGAGGCGCTTCTTGATTGTGCCGCTGAATGCCTTGAGAATGCTGCTCTCGTCGAGCACGACGCCGGCGAACGCGGCCGGGTCGAAAGCTTTGAGCATGTCGTAGTTCGTAATCACGATTGGGCCGGCCGCGTTCGCCTGGTCTTGACTGCGGACGTAGGCGACATCCAGCCCGATCGTTCGCGCCTCGGCGATCGTCTGATGCGCCACCGCGAGCGGCGCCAGGATGAGCACGCGGCCGCCGGTGTGCGCGGCAACGTGGCGCGCCCACTCGAGCTGCTGCAAGGTCTTGCCGAGACCGCACTCTTCGAACAGCGCCGCGCGGCCTTGCAGGAGCGCCCAGCGCACAATATCGCGCTGCCAGTCGAACAGCCGCGAGTGAATGATGCCGGCGTCAACCGGGAACCCGGCCGGCGTCGTGGTCAGTCGTTTGTGAGCCAAGAACGTTGTATAGTCGGCTATCATTATTCCTCACTGTAATCCGTCGTGTCGCCCAACTCCGCCCGCACCCGCCGCACCAGATCGCCGTACTGCGCGACGCTGTAGCCGCGCCGGCCGGTTGTCTGATCGAGCCAGTGCGCCAGCCACAGCGCCAGCGACTGACAGCCACGATCGCGCCAGGCGGCGCACGCGCTGCTGAGCGCGGCCGGGCTGAGTGGCGGGAGAAGCGTGCTCATTGGCGCACCACCCGCACGGCTGGGACGCAGGCCAGCGCGATCCCGAGTGCGTCGGCGGCGTGCTCACCAGCCACGCCGCGTACTAAAGCAGCGGCGCGCATCGCGGCCTTGTCGGCGTTGCCCTTGCCGGCCAGCGCGCGCTTCGCCACGCTCGGCTCGATCTCTTTGACAGGCACCTGCTTCAGCGCGGCGGCTGTGAGGATCGCACCCGACACGCGCGCCTGCGGAATGACGGCCTTGGCGAAACGGGCCACCGGGCTTTCGAGCGCGATCACGTCGACGTCGGCATGATTCAACAGGAGCAGCCCGAGCGCGGCGTAGGCTTGGCGGCAGCGCTCACCAATATCGCGGCCAGTGAGGAGGATCTCACCGTGATCGCGCGGCTGGCCGTCGTAGACACACCAGCCGATCGTGGTCGAGCTGGCGTCGAGCGCCAGAATAACAATGCTCATTCGTCAACCTCAACCAACTCGGCGTCAATTATGGGCGTGTCGTTTGGCGCTGACAGCATGAGTGGTGAGGGCGTCAGAAGCGGCTCATGCTCGCGTTCGTCGCCTGCATCGTTGATCACGTCATCCATCGGCGTTCGGTGCATTGCCCGCAACGCCAGGATCGTTTCAGGTCGCACGCCCGGCGACTTCTGGGTGACCTCGCACCCAAGCCCGATCTGGTACCGATGCAACCACAGCTCAAACTGCTCACGAATGCCAATGATCGGCGCCTCCTGATAGCTCTCAAATATCAGCGTCGCGCTGCTCTGCGCGGCTGTGTCATAGTCGCTGGCGATATCGCGCAGCTGTTGAATCGCTTCGGCCAAGGCATCCGCGCGGGCGCTATCGAGCTTGATCGTGAGCTTGTAAAACGGTTTGTCGCTTGCCATAGAGTTATGCTCCTTTGTGTATGTTTACAATACGCTTCGCGGCGTGCTGCACCTCGTCTGCACGCACCCAGCGCAAACCCACGCCCTTGCGCGCGATCTGCACCTTCGCGCCCTTGCGCGAGACGATCCGCACCGTCTCGCCGCGCCATGTTGCGGGTGTATTCATGCAGCCTCCCGTGCGGGCAGGCGCTGATCCGTGCCGATCAGTTCGATCTGTTTGCCGTGACACAGCTGCGTCAGCCGGCTCAGGCTGGCCGCCGAGATCGTGCCGTGCGCGTGCAGCTCGTCGGGCGTGTAGTTGCTCGTGATAATCGTCCAGCCGCGTTTCAGCCAGCGCGGATCCAGAATGTCGTACCAGGCGTCGCGCATGCCCGGCCCGGTAGATTCGCGCTGACCCATGTCGTCGATCACGGTGAGCCACGCCCGCCGGCCGGGCGCGTCCGAGATCGCCGCGCGCTGATCGAGCGGCGCCGCCCAATACGATTCGAGATAGTCATTCTCGTTGACGAACACCGCCGATCGGCCGGCCGCGCGTGCGACGTTCAGCGCCGACGCTGCCAGGTGTGTCTTCCCGCGCCCTTTGCCGGCCGAGTACAGGTACAGGCAGGCGCGCGGCTTCTCGTGATAGCTCGGCGCCACCGGCAGCCCAGCGATCGCGTCCAGCCAGCCGCGCACAAGCGCGACGACGTGCGCGCCATTCTCCAGTCGGCGCGCGTCGAACGTCTCGAACGTAAAGGCGCTGAGATCGGCCGTGTCGGCCACGATCGCGCCGTGCTGGTGCGCCTGAAGCGCGCGCGCCTGGGCCGTGAGCGCGACCGCCCGATCGGCGGCCTTGCCGATACACGGACAGTCGCTCCAGTAGCGAAACGGCCGGCCTTTGTGATCGGGCATCTCGCGCAGCTCAACCGGCGTGTTGCAGATCACGCCGCCGGCGTCCTTGCCCTCGCACGTGATAACCGTGCCCAGCGGCAGGTCATACAACGTCGTCGAGGCTTGCCTCAGTCCAGATCGCCCGCTCGCGAGCTGGCTGAGCACCTTGTCGAATGGGTCTCGCGCTGCTGCCATGCATGCCTCCACGGGTTTGTCTCGTCATGCGTTCCGGGTGTAGGTACCAGTCGAGCATGCCGGCCGCGTCGTTGATCCGGTGGCCGCGCCCGAGCCATGCCGCCATTGCGGTTTGCCACTGCTCCAGGTCGCGCACCGCACCGGCGATCTCGGTGGCCTGCTGGCGGTTCGGTCGGTAGCCAGTTCGCTCGAAAAACAGCTGACAGGCCGGGTGCTGCTGGTTCGGGTCGCGGGCGCCGCGTTTGGGTGATGGTTTTTGCGCAGCTGCGGCGGGGGCGCTCTGCGCCCCAACGCTAGTTGCTTGATCTGAGTCATGAGTACCATATACATTTTGCTGAGGGATCATTTCTGATCCCGTATCCGTCCCGTTTATGATCCCGTTTATGATCCCGTTTGGTGTATTCGGGATCACTTCTGATCCCGTTTGTGGCGCAACCGCGATCCCGTTTGTGATCTCAAGTGGTGTATTCGGGATTATTTCTGATCCCGTATCCGTCCCGAATGGATCAGTCTTGCCACGCGCTGCGAGGATGCGCCAGTCGAGCCAGCCGTCCTTAAAGCGAACGCGCATACCGTTCCGTCCGTGTTTCTGGACTTCGGCGAAGAACGGCCCAGCCTCCAGGCTCTGCCACCAGCGTTTGATCGTTGGATATGCTTCGTCAAGGTCGTCGGTTGCTTCGGCCTTGAGCGAGAGCGTAAACCAGCCGTCGCTGCTCACCTTGTCGTAACAGTAGGCGAGTAGTGCGAGCGCCGGCCCGAGTATGCGCGCGGGCTTGCTGTAGAGTGCGCCGGCTGGTATGGGTGGTTGCCACTTCGCCATAGGGATACGTCCTAGTGTTTACGCCGTCGCGGCGGCCAGCTCCATCTCGATTGCTTCCTTGATCTCCGTGCCGATCTTGATCATCTCGGCGTCGCTCATCGCGTGCGGATCGTGTGCGCTGTAGTCAAGCCCGAGCTTCGTGGCGTCGGCCTGCGCTTGCAGGAAACGCTGTATGAGTTGCTCGTGCGTGATCGCACGCTTGGCCGCCGGCGGCATGGGCCGCGCACGCTTGGCCGGCGGTGGCTGGCGCTCGGGCTGATAGCTGGCCTGGCCGCCCGGGCGTGGCGCGTCCTGTTCGGGATCGTCGCCAGTCGCGATCAGGAATGTTTTCATTAGAAAATACTTGACGGCGCCGGTGTAGGCTTTGTAAAAACCCTTGTCGCCGCCGTCCTGGCCTTCGCCCCAGACGATGCTACTGAACACTTCGCCCGTATCGCAGCAGCCGAGCGCGAACTGGAGCTGCACGCGGGTGCGCGGCCCACCCTTCGTTTCGGCGGTTTCGTCACGCTCCCAGCCGATCACGCTCGGCGGCAGGAACGCCAGGCCGTGCCCAGCCAGGAGCTCACGCAGGCCGTCAGTGATATCGCTCTCGGTGGCGTACTTATAGTTGTGGAAGGTATTCTTGCCATTCTTCGGGATTCGGCTGACGGCCGCAGTCACTGCCGCGATCTTGCCGTAGAGTTTGGCCCGGTCGGCCTTGTCCGTGTTCGGTGTGTCGCTCATGCGTACCCTTCCTTCTTGGCTCGTGTGGCCAAATACAAAAGAATGCGGGCGGAGTCTCAGGCGTACAATCGCAGCTGGCCTCATGCCATCAACGAATACATCTCCGCCCGCCGTGATCGTGTGTGTCGTCAGCCTCCTTTCGTGCCGCGTGTGGCCAGATGGTAGCGCCCGCAGAACGGGCACTGATAGCGCTTGTAGAATTTGCCGGTCTTCGTGTGCATGGCCCGCTGCGCCAGCTTGGCCTCGGCCCGATCGGCGTAGGTGCGCTTGCGGGTGCACTGGTGCGCGACGGCCGACAGCTCAGCCGCCACGCCGGGCCTCCAGCCGCACTAGATGCTCGGTAAACCCCCAGGCGCCCATGCTCTTCCAGAGCGCGCTGGGCGTGCGCTGCTGCCCGGCCTCGCGCCGGCGCAGCTCGTCCACCAGCAGCGACAGTACCCGATCGAGCGTCTCGCGCTGGCGGGCCGGCGGCTCGGCGTTGAACTCGGCGCGGATCGCCGACTGTTGCAGCGGCAGCGCGTCGGCGGCGGTGTAGTCGTGACGGCCACGGCTGGCCGAGCGCGGCTGTGAGTCCCACTTCGAGCCGCTCATCACGCCACCTCGCGGATCTCATACTCGCTCAGCACCCGGCCCGGCTCCATCCGCACCAACCACGCGCCGCACACGGCCGCCGAGCCGCGCACCACACGCACCGCCCGCACGCAGAGCGCGATCAGCGCTTGTGGTACGCTGCCGTCAGCCAGGCTCAGGTACAGGCAGGCGTACGGCCCATGCAGCACGCCGGAGAACGTGAGCCGGGCCTGTGTCGCTTGCTGCCAGGCGTCGATGTCTTCGAGCAGGCCGCGCACTTCGTCGCGCGGCAGGTTGACTCTGAGTGCGCGCGGTGTCATGGGAGCGGCATCGCCGCCAGCGGCGGCATCGGCGGCGGCATCGGCGGCGTAGCCGGCGGCGGCATCGGCGCCGGCATCGGCGGCGTAGCCGGCGGCGTAGCCGGCATCGGCCTCGGCGCTGCACGGCCCGAACGCGCCGGGGCATGTGCTGAGCGCGCGATCGGCCTCGGCCAGGAGAGCGGTATAAATCGTGCTGTGGTTATGGTTTGGGTTGCTGCATAGATTCGTGCTGGTGCAGGCAGCCGCGTAAGTGGTGAGCGGCTCGTCGTCGCAGCGGCACGGCACTGGGCCGCCGCAGCCGGCGCAGTTATCGGCGCCGTATGCGGGCAGGCTGTGCGACCAATGGCGGGCGGGGGTGATCGGAGCGTCGGCGGCGAGCTCTTCCGCCGAACTGCCACCATCCAGCTCGGTGGCGGTCGCGCACAGGCCGTCCATGAGCAGGTCGTAGGCCACTTGATTACAGAGCGCCTCACCGTCGCTGTAGTTCGCGCAGCTGCCGATGTACTGGCCGTTGACGTAGCAGGCGTAATCGCGATCCTGCCGGCTGTATTTGATCTCGCGCTCGATGGTGGGGATCGTGTCGGTGGTGGTCATAGCGGTGGCCTTTCTTGTAGGGTGTTAAGCAGTAACGTCGGCGGGCTGTTCCACAACTGGGTTATTCCCGAAAGTGGGAACATTGGACGAAAAAAGAAGCCGGCGAATGGCGCGGCGCAGAATGTCAGCGCGGGCCAGTCCCTCAGCCTCCGCCATTACGTCGATAGCTGCTACGATTGCAGCGTCTTCGTCAACCACGATGCGGATTTTCGTTTTCTCGGTCATTGTACTATCTCACTTTCGGGTACTTCCCACTTGTGAGTAATGATAGCATAGGTTGTGTACAATGTCAAGCAGTTTGTGTATAATAATTCGGGAAGATTACGATACTGGGAAGCAGTCTCAGATGGACAAAAAAGCTTTTGCCGTGTGGCTACAAAGCAAGATGCAGAGCCGAGGTCTGAGTAATTTGGAGTTAGAGCGTCTATCGGGCGTGCCTGATGCTACGATCGGGCGGATACTTAGTTGCAAAGTTGATGAGGTGAGGGCGAGTGTTATTGGTCAGCTTGCAAAGGGTTTAGAGGAACCGTTTTGGAAGGCCATGCAAGCTGCGGGATTCACACAGGACGATCCGATGAGCTTAAGTGAGCAAGCGGCAGCACTTGCTACAACTCTCGAAGATCAGCCGGATCTGATGAAGCTGATGCAGGAGGCGGCCGGTTTTGATCTAAAGGATCGCGATGCGGTTCTCGCGTATATGGAGGATCTGCGGCGGCGACATGATCGGCAAGAGAGGAATTTGCAGCGGCGGCGTCAAAAAAAGCCTCGATCCTCTGAAGCAAACTGATCAGCCGTTCATAGTAATCCATGTAATATCCTGCACAAATGTTCTAAACGCGGACAGCGATCTAATCATACTATAGACCCGCGTGTCAAGCCTATATATCTGGCTTTAATGTTCTCGTAATGTTCTGCATATAAACACAAAAACCACCCGCGATCAGTGCGGCAGTCCGCCAGGCCCGCCCGCTTCCCGATCGTGAGTGGCCTATCCAGTATAGCATAGGCTTGACAGCGACTGGCTGTCGTATGCTATACTAGACGGAACGCCAGGCCATGCCCTTCTTGGGGCTGTGCTTGGCGTTTTCCGTTGGCGCAGCTCCGTATTCCCCGAGGCACTGCATGGCGTTCGCGCAGGACATTCGACACTGGCCCACGGCCGCCGCGCTCGCCGCCCACCTGGCTCAGCACAACCCGGCGATCTGCCAGTGGGTCGACGGTGCCACCCTGCATCACACCTACCGGCCGACGGTCGCCCAGTGGCGCGGCTATGCGTCGATGATCGGCATGCGCGACTTCTATGTCACGAAGGGCTGGACGGCCGGGCCGCATCTCTACATCGCGCCGGACGGAATCTGGCAGCTGACCCCGCTGAACCTCGGCGGGGTGCATGCGGGTGTGTGCAACCGCACCCGCTGGGGAATTGAGGTGGTTGGCGATTACGACGCCGGGCCCTGGCCGCCCGCGCTGGCCGCGCTGGTGCACGACACCCTTGCGGCGCTGTTCGGCTGGCGTGGGCTCGCGGCCGATGCCCTGAACGGGCACCGCGACTGCAACAGCCCGAAGACGTGCCCGGGCCGGGCCATCCAGCTGCCGGTTGTGCGTGCCGAGCTGGCCGCGCGGCTGACCTCGGCGCCCGCCGCACTCAGCAGCCACGCCACGATCATGAGCGCGCCGCGCTGTACGCAGGCTCAGGCGCTGGCCGCTCTCACCCGCCACTCCACCGGCGGCTACACCCCGGCCGATCTGGCGCTGGCGATCCTGCCGGCGTATTGGAGCGTGTGTACCGCCGTCGGGGTCGACCCGTGCCTGGCCGTCGCGCAGATGATTCACGAGACGGGCAACCTGACGAGCTGGTGGGCGCAGCGGCCGCGCCGCAACCCGGCCGGCATCGGCGTCACCGGCGTCACCAGCGCGACCCGGCCGATCGGCGGCGCGTGGGCCCAGGACGGCGCGGTCTGGCGCGAGGGCTGTTCATTCGCCGACTGGGCGAACGCCGCGATCCCGGCGCACGTCGGCCGCCTGCTGGCCTACGCCACGCAGCCCAGCGCCCGCACGGCCGTTCAGCGCGACCTGGTGCGGCGGGCGATGGCCGTGCGGCCGCTCGCGAACAGCGTTCACGGCAGGGCGCCGACGCTGGCCTGGCTCGACGGAACCTGGGCGGTGCCGGGTGTGGGCTACGGATTGCAGATTGCCCAGATTGCGGAGGATGTTCGGCATGCCTAACCCGGCCAAAACCTTGCGCGAGATCGCTGCGCTGACGAATAACCCTGCAATCCGCGTGCTGGCCGAGCAAATGGCTGGCGAATTGGAACTCCAGCACAACCGCCAAAACAATGAATTCCAGGGCGTGCTGGGGAATGTGGAGCTAGGGATCGATAACCAGCTCAAAGAGCTGCGCCAGGAGATTGCGGCGCTGCGCACCGACCAGGAGCACTCGGCCGAGCGCCAGCGCACGATCCTGGAGATGCTCGAGACGCTCCAGACCGACGTGCGCGCGCTCGCGGATGGGACGCGCGCACCGTGAGCGACGCGCGCCGCTTCGATCTCGAGGTTGACGCGCTGCGCGAAGAGGTGCGGCAGATGATCGCCGACGACGCCTACAAGGCTGCCCAGGCGCGCCAAGAAAACGTCAACGTGATCACGCGCCTGGGCGTGGAGATCAACGAACTTCGTTCAGACTGGGTGCGGACGCGGGAACAGTGGAGCGGCATGGACGCGCGGATCACGCGGATTGAGGATATTGTCGCGGCCGATGCGGAGCAACGCCCCGTGCGGATCGAACTGCAAGACAGCCGCTGGCGCCGGATCGAGCTGTGGTTGATCTTCGGCGCGGTGCTGCTGGCGCTGAACCTGGCGCGGGGCTGGCTATGGTAGATCACGAGCACTGCCGCACCTGGCACTGGCCGGCGATCATGCTGCTCGCTGTGTACGGGTTGCCGCTGGCCGGCTGCGCGGCCGTGGCGTGGCTCGCGTGGCGGGTGGTGCGCCGTGGTTGAGCGGCATGCGCGGCGCCTCGCCTATGGCTGCCTAATTATCGCCATGCTCTGCCTTGCCGGGGTGTGTGCGGTAATTGTCGTACTGGTGGTGCAAGGATCATGACAAACGCACGACAGACACGGCGGACACGTACCACGCGCGCGTGGAAGGCAACGTTCCTTAAGGCATTAGCCGCAACCGGCAACGTGCGTCGCTCAGCCGAGGCGGCCAAGGTCTCGCGCGCGTTCGTGTATGAGCAGCGCGTCGACGATTCCGAGTTCGCCGCAGCATGGGACGCCGCGCTCGATCAGGCTGCGCCAGTGCTCGAAGAGGAAATGTGGCGGCGCGCAGTTGAAGGCGTTGATGAGCCAGTGTTCGGCCGCGTCGGCAAGGATCAGGACGGCCAGATCGGCGTGGTGCGCAAATACTCGGATGCACTACTCACGACGCTAGCAAAAGCCGCAAAGCCCGAGAAGTACCGCGATCGGCAGCAGATTGATGTTACCGCCAGTCTCTACAAGGTCTACCAGACCGGCGACGGCTTCGACCCCGACGCCGCCTGAGGGCAGCCGCCCGTACACGGCGTACGGCGCCGCGCGGCAGCTCTGGGCGCACCGGGGCGGTGAGATCGTGCTGTCGGGGCCAGCCGGCACCGGCAAGAGTCGCGCGTGCCTGGAGAAGCTGCACTTCGTTGCGATGAAGTACCCGCGCATGCGCGGCCTGATCATCCGCAAAACGCGCGAGAGTCTCAGCGAGGCCGCGCTGGTGACCTTCGAGGAGAAGGTGCTCCCGGCCGGCAGCTCGATTGCCGAGGGGCCGAGGCGCAACTACCGCCAGGTGTACCACTACCCGAACGGCAGTGAGATCGTGGTCGGCGGCCTCGACAAGCCCGGGAAGATCATGTCTACCGAGTATGATATGATCTACGTGCAGGAGGCGACCGAGCTTGAGTTGGCCGACTGGCTGGCGCTCACCACCCGGCTGCGGAACGGCGTGATGCCCTACCAGCAGCTGATCGCCGACTGCAACCCCGACGCGCCAACCCACTGGCTCTGGCTGCGCGGCCAGCGCGGCGTGCTCGCGCTGCTGCATAGTCGCCACGAGGATAACCCGACGCTCTGGCAGGGTGGCGCATGGACCGAGGCCGGGCTGGTGTATCTCGCGCGGCTCGACCAGCTAGGCGTGCTGAACCCCGAGACCGGCGAGCGCGAGGGCACCGAGTATGCGCGCCTGCGGCATGGCCAGTGGGTGCAGGCCACCGGCCAGATCTACCGGGGCGTGTGGGCAGACGGGCCCGCCGATGGGAACGTGACCGAGGATGCCGAATACATTCCCGACGCCGGCGCGGTGGTCTGGGCGGTCGACGACGGCTATGTCGGCGCGATCGACCCGACAACGGGCACGTACACCGGCGACAGCCACCCGCGCGTCATTCTGTACTGGCAGGAGCGCCTGGACGGCCGGCTCTGCCTGTTTGATGAGTTCTACGCGATCGAGATGCAGGACGACGCCCAGATCACGGCGGCGCTGGCGCGGCCCTACCCTCGACCCGAGTATGCCGTGGTCGACAAGTCGGCCGCCAGTCTCAAGGGGCGACTACACACGGCGGACATCTACACCAAGAATGGCGCCCCAAGCGTTGAGGAAAGCATTAAGACCATGCGCCGCGCGATCGGCCCTGACACGAACGGCTACCGGCGCGTGCTGGTGCATCCGCGCTGCAAGCACTTCCGATCCGAGATGCTGAGCTACCGGCGCGACCCGAACAGCGCGATCGTGAAACAGTTCGACCACGGCCCCGACGCCGCGCGCTATTATCTCTGGACCAAGCGCTATGAGGGATAGGCTATGAGCGATCCGGATGTGATTCGGCGCAGCGTGACGCGCCAGGACTATGCCGCCGACCCGTACAGCGGCAGCGTGGGCATGTACTTCGTGTACCCAACACCCTACTCCGGGCCGACCTACGCGCCGCTGCCGGCCTGGTGGTCGACCCAGCGGGATTTTGTGCTGCGCGGCACGGTCCACCGCGAGTCGATGTGGGCGGCCGCGATTGCCAAAGCGATCACCAAAACCGCCTCGCTCGGGTGGGTGATTAACGACACCGCCGACTCGCAGCTGCGCACCACGCGCGGGCAGCAGCTGTACCTGACGGCGCTGGCCGGCATGCAGCGCGGCTGGGTGCCGTTCTTAAACGTGCATTTGAGAGATTACCTGCTGACCGACAACGGCGCATTTGTCGAGATCGTGCGCGCGTCGGCGGCGTCGGGCAGCCGCATTATCGGCCTGGCGCACCTCGACAGCGCGCGCTGCACCCGCACGGCCGACCCCGACGTGCCGATCCTGTACCGCGACCGGCTCGGCAAGATCCACGAGATGCGCTGGTGGCAAGTGTTGAGCTTTAGCGACATGCCGGATCCCTCGGAAACGTGGAACGGCGTGGGCCTGTGCGCGGCCAGCCGGGCGTTTCTCACGATCGCCAAGCTCGCGGCGATCGAGCAATATCTGTACGAGAAATCATCGGGCGACGGCGCCACCGAGCTGACGCTGCTGCGCGGAGTGAGCGAGAATCAGCTGACCAGCGCGGTGACAACCGCCGACGCCGAACAGAAGCGCAAGGGCGCGGTCTACTACAAGGGCAAGATCCTGACGGCGTTCCTGAGCGACCAGGAGCTTCAGGAGATCACGATCCCGCTCAAGAGCACGCCCGACGGCTTCGACGCCAAGCAAGAGCGCGACAACGCGTATATGATCTACGCCAACGCGATCGGCATCCCGGTGCAGGACATCCAGCCGCTCAGCGGGCAGGGCCTCGGCACCGGCACGCAGACGCTGATTCTGGCCGAAGAGGCCGAGGCGCAGGGGCTGGCGGCCTGGCGCCAGCAGTGGCTGCACGTGCAGAATGAAGTCGTGCTGCCGGCGTCGACGACGTTCAGCTGGGCCGACAAGAACGACACCCGCGACCAGAAGGCCAAGGCCGAGGTCGCGAAGCTGCGCGCCGACACGCGCGCCAGCCAGATCATGAGCGGCGAGATCACGGTCGAGCAGGCGCAGCAGCTGGGCGTCGACGCCGGCGACCTGCCGCGCGAGTTCATCGCCCAGGATGAGACCCCCGGCGGCAGTCTCGGCGACGAAGAAAAGCCGTTGACGGAGATCCCGGTGGCGCTGGCAGCGCCCACCCCCACCACCACCAAGGCGACGACGAGCGAAGCCGCCGCACTGGTCGATCGGGAGCTGGCTCGAGCACTCGACCTGGTGGCGTCGGTGCTGGGGCGATGAGTGCCGCGATGCGCCGCCTGCTGGCCCGCTGCCTGTTAGAGGTGCGCCGGCTCACGGCCGCGCTGGACGACGGCGGCATGGACGTGGACACCTGGCGTGATGCGTTCGCCGGCGTGCTCGCGCGCTACCACACCGCCGCGCAGCTTGTCGGGCAGGGCGGCGGGGCGCTCGACGCGCGCGCCAAAGCGGCGCTGACCAGGGCCGTACAGGCGCAGCTGGGCTTTCTCGACCGCTGGGCGCTGGAAATCCAGGACAACGCAGCGTACACGCTCGGCCGGCAGGCCCGCGCGGCGCTGTACGCGCAGGGCATCGGCGCGAGCTACTGGCGCGGCGCAACCAGGATGCTGCCGCTGCCGGCGATGCCGCGCGACGGCACCAGCCAGTGCCTCGGCAACTGCGGGTGTGGTTGGGAGATCACCGAGCTTGAGGGCGACGGCAACTACGATTGCACCTGGGTGCTGGGCAAGAGCGAGAACTGCCAGACGTGCGCGCAGCGAGCCGCCGACTGGGCGCCGCTCCAGATCAGGGAAGGACGGTTGGTGTGAGTACTGACAAATGGACAAAGGTGCTTTCTCATGCACAGGCCGACGCAAAGGGGGATATGCTTGGTATTCCGATTGTTATTAGCGAGACGCCGCACCTTGATGCAGTTCGGCTGGCACATGCGGGGCGCCTAGCGATTGTGCCCGTGTTGAACGCCCAAGGAAAGATCATCGCATTTAGCGCGTACGAACCACCCCACATCAGGGAAGGACGGTTGGCGTAATGCCCGAAACGCTCAAGGCGACGGTGAAGCGGATCTTCGCGCAGCCGCCGTGCTTTTTCGTGTGGGGCGCCGATGACACCGAGGCGGTCAGCCAGGGGTCGGCCGTGCTGCAATGCAAAACTGACCACGAGGCCACACTGGCGTGCATGATGCCGCCGAACAATCCGCAGATCGTGCGCTACCATACCACCCTGCTGCTGCTGCTGGCGGCGTGCGCGGGCTGGAAGGACAGCGACGCCTGGTTCACCAGCGCGTTTCGCGCGGCGCGCACCGAGAGCCAGCGCTTCATCCACCGCGACGGCGGGAAGGTGTTCGATCTCACGATCGACAAGGCCCATATGCTGACCACCCTGCATATCACGGAGCCAGCCTGATGCCCAGCATGAAGGTCATTGTGCCGAAAGACTTGATCCTCGACCCGCAGAAGCTGGCGCGGGCGGTAGCCAACGGCCTGGACGGCGCGGCCAAGGGCGCGACAGTGGATTTTAAGACCACGACCGCCACCTGGGATCACCAGGTCGACTTTGAGACGGCCGAGCCCGACGCGGCCCGGCGCGTGGTCGGCACCGACGACGAGATCTACGGCTACGTCAACACCGGCACCCGGCCGCATGTCATCGTGGCCCACGGCAAGGCGCTGGCGTTCGGCACCGGCGGGCGGCCGAAGTCGCGGCCCGGCTACATCGGCGCGAACACAGGCAGCAAGGGCAAAGGAACGGTGTTTCGGAAGATGGTGAACCACCCCGGCACGAAGGCGCGCGGCTTTGATAAGGCGATTGCAGCGAAGTGGCAGGAGCAGCTGCCGATTATCATGCAGCGCGCGATTGATTCGGAGGTCTAAATGCAGCTCGACCCCGCCACCCGCATCGCATTAGAGCAGCTGTATAGCCTACTCCTGTCGGTTGTCGTGGTACTCGCGCGGGTGCTCGGCAAGCCCTGCCCAGTGCAGACGCGGGCCGAGCGCCGTTCCGATCGCTCGTCGTTGACGCCGCATTGACAATCCTGGTAGAATGAATGTGCGACCGACGAGCGCCGGCAGGCGCGGGTCGTACCAATACCCAAATAAAAACGTGCGCGGGGGAGTGGACGGGTTGCGCACTTGGCCCGATGAAGCCAGTAGGCAGAGGGCATCGGTAGCAGAACAGGTGCTCAGGCTTGGCCGCTTATGCTACCCCACTCCCCCGACCAGCGACGGTACACGCCGTCGGCACGTGACGCGCAGCGGGGCGGCGCGTCGGTCTTATGGCCCTGCCAGCCGACGCGCCAGAACCGCATCCAAAGTCTGTAGGGGCGGTGTACTTCCCCTGGGCCAACTGCACCCTAAGCCGGTCGGGTAAGCGCCGGCACCATAGTCGCTGAACGCTGAAACGCGGGCGGTGTCATCCTCTCAGGAGGGTGGCGCCGCCTTTTTTGTTGCCCTATGCCAAACCCGAGCATCAAAAACGAGCCGATGTACCGCGCGCTACGCCGGCAGGGCATGAGCAAGGCGCGGGCGGCGCGGATCTCGAACGCCGCGCGCTTCAAGGCGGCTACGCTCGGCACGCTTGAGGCCTATGTCAGCGCATCCGACTATGCGCCGCCCGTTGCGCAGGCGCTGGCCTCGCTCATCCCCGAGCTGCCCGCGTTCAAGGGCGAGAGCCTGGGGCCGGGCATCACGCGCATTCGTGGCAACCTGTGCAACGTGCATGGCCGCTACGGGCCGTGCGACGCGGCGCTGAGCGGCAAAAAGCCGAAGGGCCGCGCGGGCGCCAAAACCCCCGAGCAGCGCCAGGCCGAGCGCCAGGCCGCGCGCGCGCAGCAGCAGCAGGCCAACCGCGCATCCGTCACGAGCGCGCTGGCCGAGGCCGACGCCTCGCTCGGGCCGACCGGCGTAGCATCGGTGCTGGCAGCGGCGGACGGCGGCGAGATCACGAACGGCCCGGCGCTCGAGCGCCTGGGCTATGCTGAGCGGAACCCCGACGGCTCCTACCGCCTGACGCCCGAGGCCCGCGCGCTGGCCTCGGCCGCCAGCCGGGGCGATGCCCGCGCCGCGCTCGACGCCGACGGCCGGGCGCAGGAGCGCGCCAAAAAGACCGCCGCGGCGGCCGAGAAGAAAAAGCTCGAGGACAAGAAGAAGCCCAAGGGTGGCGGGGGCGGCAAGAAGCAGCCGAGCGCAGATGAGAAGCGCCAGGCCCAGCAGCAGCAGCGCCAGGCCACAGCCGCCACCACCGCCGCCCAGGTCGGGCTGCGCGCGGAGGACGCAGACGCGCTACGGATAGCCAGTGAGCAGGGCGCAGGCGGCCTACGTGCCGCCCAGCGCGCACCACTGGATCGGCTGGGCCTGCTGGACGGCAACGACACAACCGACGCCGGCCGCCGGGCGCTGGCCGCGCTCGAGCGTGGCGATGTGCGCGGCTATCGCGCCGCGGTTCAGGACGCGGCCAGCGCCCGCACCCGCCAGCAGGATCGACAGACCCGCGCCACCGAGCGCCAGCAGCAGCAGGCCGCGCGCGACGCCGACCGCGAACAGCGCCGGGCGGACACCGCCACCCGCCGGGCCGAGACCGATCGCCGCCGCGCGGCCGCCGACAGGCGCCGCGAGCGCGCCGATCGCCGGGCTGCCGCTCGGGCGGAGAGCGCCCAGCTGGGTCTGCGGAAACGGCGGAAGGAAGCGGGCCGCCGCAAGTGGGGTAAGCAACAGCGCGCGAACGATTATCCCGATCAGTCACAGTTCGCTGGCTACACGATGGAAGACTGGGACGACACGAAGCCGGATAGCTTTTATAAAGCAAAGTCATTTGCGGTCTACAAGGCCGCCGACGGTACGCCGCGCTGGCTGGCGCGCTCGACGACCGCCTACCGCGATCGGGATGGCGAGATCCTGAGCGTGGCGGCGCTGGACGCCGACAGCCAGCGGATGACCGCCACGGGGCAGTACGGCCCGCTGCGCTGGTGGCACGTCGGCCGGCCCGACCCGGCGAACGCGGCCGCGCCCTGGGGCCCGGGCCTGGACCTGGGCGACTGCGATTTTTCAATGGTGATCGGCCGCACGCGCGTGGAGTCGGGGACGTTCAAATCGGCCGCAATCGCCCGCGCGGTGGCCCGCGCGGCGGATCAGCTGGAGCTGTCGCCCGGCTTTTTCCACCCGCCGAACGCCCGCGACGCCGGCGGCGTGTTTGCCCAGATGCGGACCTTCGAGCGGAGTCTGGTGCCGACGCGGTACGCGCGGGCCAGCAATTTGTTTACCGGCATTGCCGTAAAGGAGCACAGGATGGATGCGAACGAAATTGATAAGCGGTTTAAGGCCGCGATTGCCGAGCTCGGCCTGAGCCCCGATCAGGCGGCAGCGCTTGGGCAGCAGATTGCGCAGACCGACAAGGCCGCAGAGGCGGCCGGCATCGCGTTCAAGAGCCAGGACGCGCCGACCGTGTACCTCGGCCCCGACGGTACGCCCGGGCTTATCCAGGGCGGCGCCTGGGTGGTGCTCAAGGCCGCCACCCCACCAGCTCCGCCTGAGGTCGTGGCCGCCGTCGAGGAAAAGGCGCCCGAGCTGGAAATGGAGGTCGAAGCGGCTCCAGCCGACGAGAGCTACGAGCCCGCGATCGGCGACATGACGCCCGACGAGTTCGGTGCGCTGCTCGACGCGCGGCTGGCCCCGCTGATCAAGGCGCTCGACATCGCGGGCAAGATGGGCGGGCACATGGATGAGCTGAAAAGCATGATGAGCGGCGTCGCCACGAAAGAGGCCGGGCTGGCCAGCGAGGTGGCGGCGCTCAAAACGCAGGTGGCCGAGCTGGCCGGCGATGCGCCGCGCGTGCTGGCAGGCGGCTACCGCGCCAGCGCCGCCGCAGCCACCGTGGTGCCCGACGGCGACGCGCGGCTGAAAGAGGCCGCGCCCGGCAACGACCCGATCATGGCGGCGTTTGGCGGCTTTTTGAGCGACCTGGGGCTGACCCCCGGCGCGTAGAACCGGCGCGCGAGCTCGCGGCCGTTTCCCCCGACACACACAAAGGAGCAAGCGATGTCACTTGGACAGTTGAGCGACGCCGATCTGAACCGTCTCGGCCAGATCGTGCTGAAGCAAATCGGCGCGGGGGACATGAGCCGCACCAAGGCGGTTTCCAGCACCCCCACCACCACCTACGGCCACGGCCCCGGCGGGCTGTTTAGTAACCCGGCGCTCGAGCGCCCGATCTTTAGCGCGATGGTGCTGCCGCGCACGGGCCTCCAGAATATGCTGCCGGTGCGCGGCACCCGCTTCGCCAACCCGCTGTACGGCCTGTTCACCGGCGTGACCGCGACGACCGGCAGCGAGCCCACCGGCGTGTGCGACGACCCGCCCACGGCCGGCCTCTCCAAGCTGTGCGAGCACTCGTTTGTCTACGGCCGCCAGTCGCGCCAGACGCGCGTGTTCGACATCGACCGCATGGGCCTCTTGCAGGACCGTGGCGAGCACACCGACTTTCAGTTCATGGGCAACCCGTGGCAGAGCGCGACGGCCGAGAATGTGCCGACCTACCCCGGCATGCAGGGCCCGCTGAACAACGCGCTGAACAGCGAGGTGGCGAAAGCGATCTTCGAGCTGGGCGTGGCCTGGAGCCGCGACTTCGCCAAAGAGCTGTACACCGGCAACCCAACCAACAACACGTCGGGCGGCGGGCGGCAGTATTTCTACGGGCTCGACACGCTGATCAACACCGGCTACCGCGACGCGATTACCGGCATCGCCTGCCCGGCCGCCGATAGCATCGTGCGCTCGTTCGGCAACCTCGACATCTCGACCAACGGCGCGACGCTGGTGCGGCAGATCACCAACATCTACCGCAACCTGCGCTACATCGCCAGTAACGCCGGCCTCGACCCGGTGCAGTGGGCGATCTCGATGCCCTGGGCGATGTTCTACGAGATCACCGAGGTCTGGCCGTGCGCGTATCTCACCTACCGCTGCACGAACCTTGCGACCGGCAACACGGCGTTTGTGGACAGCGCCGAGGCGATCCGGCTGCGCGACGAGATGCGCGGGAACGTGTACGACCGCACCGGCCAGTACCTGCTGATCGACGGCGTGCGAGTGCCAGTCGTCTTGGACGACGGCATCACCGAGCTAGGCGTGGGCGCCGGCTCATTCCGCGCGGCGCTGTACTTCGTGCCGCTGACCGTGCTGGGCGGCACGCCCACCACCTTCATGGAGTACCTGGACTATTCGGCTCCGAACGGCGCGCTCGAGGCCGCGCGGGCGTTTGCGCCCGAGGGCAGCTACAGCGTTAGCGACAACGGGCGCTTCCTGTGGCACAAGAAGCCGCCGCAGAACTTCTGTGTGCAGATGCTGGCGAAGAGCCAGCCGCGCCTGATGCTGCTGACGCCGCACCTCGCGGGGCGGCTGACCAACATCCAGTACACGCCGGTGCAGCACCAGCGCGATCCGTTCACCGACGGCACCTACTTC